GCTGAGATAGCTGCTGCTTGAGCTGCGTTAGCCTTAGATGTTGCGTCTGATGCTGCTGTTGCTACTGAAGCTGCGTCTCCTGAAACTCTAAGTGCTGCTTCTGCTGCTACCTTAGATGTAGCGTCTGATGCTGCTGCAGAGATTGCTGCTGCTTGAGCTCCTGCTGCTGATCCTGCTGCATCGTATGCTGCTGATGTTGCTGAAAGTGCACGAGCATTTGTAAAGTAAAGGTTTGAACCTTCTGCAAGGTCGTCTGTGTCATGATTTGAAAGACTTGAAACAGTACCTGTTACGTTACCAACAAATGTTGCGGTAATTGTTCCTGCAGCAAAGTTTCCATTGGCATCGCGTTTTACAACCTTGTTAGCTTCGTTAGCTGAGGTTGCTGCACCACCAATAAGACTTACAATGTAGTCTTGGTCTGCTTGGGCTTTTGTTAATACACCAAAACCGCCAACGGTAGCGGTGTTACCTTCAACGATAAGCCCATTTTTAATTCTAAAGTTTTTATTTACTGTTGCCATCTATATGACTCCCTTTTACTGCTTTTTTATGCTTTTAATGCTGTTCTAAAATATCTTACTTTTACTGATCCTGAAACAGGAGTTACGCACAGACTTATTATACCGTTATTTTCTTCAAAAGTAATATTGGCAAGTGTTTGATCTGTGTTTGATACAATGTCTGATTCTGATATGTGAACATCATTTCCATCATTCAACAAAAGTATATTTGATGTAGATGTTAGGTTTCCAGCAGATTTATGTATCTGTAATGAATACTTAGCTGTCTTGTATACTGTCTTTGAAAATGAATCTATAGCTGTTTTGTTTTCTATTCCGTCTATTGTTAGATCGTTGTTTCCATCTAGACCCAAAAGTTCTGAAGCGTTTTCTGCATCAAGGGTAGCCAAGTTAGTTTCTAGCTGAGAAACCTTGTAGTCTATTGAGTTTACATCTGTAGATCCATTTACACCAAGCTTGTTTTCAATTGCTTCAATTGCATCATTTACAGTACTATGCAGTGCTGCATGGCCTTCCAATGATTCAGTTGCGGCAGGATTGGTAAGATTGTCTTTCGATGTAGGGTAATTAGTCGCCAATTTGGCCTCCATCCAACAATGTTAATTGCGTATAGTTTGCGTTTGCATACGATGATGTTGGAGTACCACCGTCTAGACCAATTATAACAGGAATTGTTTCTTCAACGCCAGAATTTTGATTTAAATTATCAAAGTACACAGTTTCATTTAAGTTAACAGTGTGAACACTTCCGTCATAAGCATGTGTATGCATATAAAATGGGGCGGGGTCTTTAGAAGCTGGAGTTAAGTCAACCCAAATTGCACCGTTATATATCTTAATGTTTTTACTAGTAACATTAAAGTATACATCTCCAGTTAAACCCACAAGTGGATCTTCTGGAAGTGTAAGAAGATTGAGTAAGGACTTAAACTTTTTAGCCATTTAAGATCCTTATCCTATTACAACTACTCTATATTCTCCAGATGCTGGTGCAACTGCAAATTTAAGTGTAACAGCTGTATCTGAAGTATGTTCAACATCTGTAAGAATTTCTGCAAATGGTGAGGCTACTTCATAAATAGAAACTACTACATCTTTTGTGCCTAAATTGTGGTCTACTGTATAAGATGTTGCTGAAGTATTAAGAGTAGTCTTATACTTTCTTGTTATCTCATGATAATTTGTGCCGTCATTTGTTAATGTCCATTGATCTGCTGTTTCATTCCATAGAATCTCTACATCTGCTGAGGTTCCACGATTTACTTTTAGTCCAGCATCTGCTGATGGAGCTCCAGTAACATTTGTATTAAGTACAACTTTATTATCAACAATATTAACTTCTGTTGTGCTTATAGAGTTAATTGATCCTTGTACATCAAGGTTTCCGTTAACTGTAAGGTTTCCAGCAACTGTTACATCATCTGGCAAACCGATTGTTACTGCTGCAGACTCTGATCCAGATCCTGATACTGTAATTTCGCCAGCTGTTCCAGAAATTGTTGAAACATAGCTTCCAGTGGTATCTGTTCCAAGAGCTACAGAGTTTGGCTCAATAGTGGTTGATATTGTAACATCGCCCAGATTGGTCATTGTTGCAGAACCAGTTACATCTCCTGAGAGTGTAATTACTGGATCTTTATTAAGAGATACAGCTCCTGCTGTTACTGTAAAATCTGTTGAGTTAAATGATGCTACACCTTTATTGGTATATGTTGCGTCTTCTGCAGAAACTGTAATTGTGTTATCTGTTACAGCAACATCAATACCTTCTCCTCCAGAAACTGTTAATCCTTCTGTAAGTAAAGAAATTGATGTTGTACCAGTGTCACCAGTAATATCAAGCTCTGTTGCTACGCTTACTGTTCCTGCTGCAGTCAAACGACCTTGTGCGTCTACCGTAAATGTAGGGATTTCTGTTTGTGAACCATATGAACCAGCTGTGACTGCTGTGTTGTCCAAATCAATTGTTGTTGTTCCTGCTGGATCTCCGTATGTTGCTGTTAAGCCAACTCCACCAACAATAGATGAACCAATAACATCTTGTATTACCTCTGTAGAGCCAGACATTGGCATCCATGGACCGTTAGGTGCTGATAGCCCATTGTAGTAATACATTGTGCTATTGGATGTGTCGTAGTAAATCTGTCCAACTACTGGATTTGAAGGCGCTGAGCCTAAGTTTTGGATTCTAGCATTGAGCAACTCATTCTTGTTGAGATCAACGCTAACTAAAAATTTTCTTGCCATTTGCTATCTCCTTATGACAGGTATGCTGTCCCTGAAAATGGTTGAGCCATTGTCAGTGTTATTTGATTAGTACTATTGTAGTCTATTCCAGTTTCCAAAATATCTCCTGCGCTAGACTTAACCGTTACGTTTGGTTGATATCCTAGTCCATGAGTAATAACAAGAGAATACACTCCCATTGAAGGGCCAGTTACTTGAGCTAGCTCCCATGAATAAGCTAATGTATTATTTGTTAAGAATATTTTGCTTGCTCCCGACCAAGTTACGTCAGAAAGTTTTGGTCCGTGAAATGCAGCGGACAACATGTCAAAGTAAAAATCTCCAACTAGACCTAGATTTGCTGCTGGGTCTCCAGTGCCATTTAAAATGGTTCTTCCTCTTGGACCTTGTGGTCCAGGTGAAGAAATTACTACTTTGTTTATTTGTTCTCGAACAACTACAGATTCAGTCATTAAATAGTTACCGATCTATTTAGGGTCATAAACCCTTCAAGGAGCTTTATCTTATTACCATTAGAATCTATAACCATAACATCATAAGATGATTTTGGATAAAAGATTTTATTTGTTTGAGTTGGTGTAAGTGTTACAGTTAATTTACCAAGAGGACCATTTATTACTATACCGCCGCTTGGAGATGTTAAAGTTACTGCTAACTTTGTTCCACCCTTTACATCACGAACCTGCATTTTTGCAGATGCGCCAGTTAAATCAATAGCATTATCATTTTCGTCTTTATATTCTACTACAAAGCTAAATGTTGCATTTTGATCTACTTCGAAATTCTTTTGTCCTGCCATTTGCCATAGTCTCCTAAATAGGAATACTCCTGTACTAATTTTAGCACAGGAGTATTTCTAATTGACTATTTTTAGTTTTTAGTGAATCCGAACGATGGCTCGTTTGGATTAAGTGCCTTCAAAATTACGGGTGCTGTGGCAGCAAATCCGCCCAACATTAGGTCTCTTGGACTAGTGTTGCCAGTCATATACAGAGCAATTGCTGCTCCTAGAAAATGACGTCCATAACTTGCCAGTGCTGCTAGAATTTTCTCTTGCATTGTAACCTTTCCATCTCCATTTAGATCTTCTTTAGCTTTTGCCATTTTTGATCCTCCTTATTTCTAGGCGGGTAGCCTAGGAATTTTGAGCCTTAGCCCAATTCTATAATTGTACCACTATGCGCTAATATCTACCAATTCGCAGTTACCATCAGAACTGCAGGCTAGAGTAGCGTTTACAGAAGTTCCATCTTCTGTTTCATAAAAAGATAAATCTTCCCAACGAATAGACTTTGGCATTTTTGTAACAAGATCCTCATACTCTTCTTTTGTTACTTCTTGGTATGGAGCTTGCTTGTATGTGTGATCTGAATGAGGAAGAAATGAAATTCCTGAAACCTCATCAAAGTTCTTATATACCCAGGCTCCAACTTCCATCCATTCCTCTTCTTTTACTGAAACGGTAATGGAAGGCTTATGTTCGCACCAAGCACGTTGATAAACAAGCCAAGTGTTTAGGTGATCCAAAGCTGTTAGATCACTTCTTACAATAGCGCCATCTGGAGCTTTTACTGGAAATGAAAACACATAAGTTTCATTTGGTTTCATAACATCGTCTTCTACTGGAATTCCAACTTCCTTTAAAAACAAAGAAATTGGATCTCCTTTTGAGCCACGAACTGTACGGATATAGTATGGAGAATGCCATGGGTGCATTCCTGAAGACACTCCAACTAGTTGAGAGACTGTACCAGAAGGCTTTACACATGTAATAGCTGCAGACTCGGGAATACCAATCTTTGCTGCCTCTTCTGAATTAGTTGTTCTTGCATATTCACGAAGGCCTTCAAGTGTTTTTTCCAACTTATCAAGGCCTTGTTTACCTGAAAAGAACTTGTGCCCAAATTGTCCTGTTAGAGAAACTCCAAGCAAGCGCTCTTCTTCTGTGTTGTCTTTCCAAATCTTACGAAGATACTTAAAGTCTGTTAGCGTTGACTGCCAAGTTCCAAGAATTGTAGCAAGGCGTACTTTATTTGATACATCTTCAACTGTATCCTTTTCACGAAGTACGACTTCTGAAAGATTGCAAAACTGATAGGGTCTAAGAATAATTTCTGAACAAGGGTTTGTTCCATAATGAATTTCTGGATCTCTTCTTCCATACTTTGCTGCTTGTGCTTGTGCTGCTGCAACATTGTATATCCCACGTTCACCTGATTTTGAGTCATATAGATTCTTCCATTCTGCAATAAATTGTTCCATCTCTGGCTTGCGAGAATAAGCTACAGAGTTATTTGAAAGTGAACGTTGAGTATTGTTTTCCCACCAATTACCAGATTTTGCTGCTGCCATTTCTATATCATTAATGTTTGAAAGAGAAATCATTGCAGATCTACGGACTCCTCCAACTACAACAACTTCTCCAATTTTACACATAATGTCGTGTGCCTCAATTGGCTTTAGTTGACGGCCTGCAGCATTCTTAAACTTTGCAATTGTGAAATCAAACAGATTAACTAATGGTTGTGGACCTGAAGACCTGCCGCCCATAGTTTTAAGTCTTGCTCCTGCTGGTCTAACTTTTGAAACATCAACTGCTGGGATTTGGCCCGACCAAAGTAAAGCAAGAAGCTCTCTGTATGCTTTTGCCCAACCTTGTTTTGAATCTTCTACGATTATAACGGTAGTAGACTTTTCAAATGATTCTGGGACGGAAGGAAGCTTGTTAACATACTTGTATTCAACAGAAAACCCAACACCTGTTCCACACATCAAAATATACATTGTTTCATCAAATGATCTTGGGCTATCCACTGGAACAAATGAACAATTGTATCCAGCTACATTATCTCTTTCTAAGGCTGCTCCAGATGTCATCACGGAGCGCATTGAGGGCATGACATTTCTTTTAAATACACCGTCTTTTAATTCCGCCACAAGCTTCTCATCTGGAATATAATTATAGTTTTCTTTTAGGTGGTTTAACATAAAATCAAAATATCGATCTACTGTTTCACCCCACGTTTCACGACGGTTTTCTTCTGGAATCCATCTAGCGTAACGAGATAACGCAATAAAATTTTCGTACGGGTTTTCAATAGTATTAGACATTTATGTAACCTGTTTCTCCGCCTAGCGGTTTAATTTAATTTAAGTAGAGTCTTATTCTACCAAACTTTTTTAAGAAAGTGAAGGGTGATTAATAAAAATGAACAATTAGCCTATTATTATTAGTTAACTAAAACACATATAATGATAAATACAAGTTGACATATTAGAGTTCCTAATGGTATTCTTATAGTTCGTTATCTCTATTGGAGGAAATGCCTATGGAGAATATAAAAGAAAAACTTAGCGATGTTTTACATCACTATGTTGCAATATCAGTAGCTGTATTGTTTTTATTTACTGGTCAACCAGAAATGATTCAAACAGCTTCTGCTCTGGTTGTAAAGCCAGATGTAAAAACCGAAGCACAACTTAACAAGGAAAAGCTGGAGAAATTCAGCAATACTGTGTGGAAACCATCAGAGTCTTTAACAGACAAAGAATTGGTTGAACTTCTCAAAGCTGTAGGCTTTGAGGGTAGCGCCCTTAAAATGGCGTGGGCTGTAGCTAAAAAGGAGTCTAATGGACGCCCAATGGCTTATAACGGCAACAGGAACACTGGAGACAGCTCCTACGGAATTTTTCAGATCAACATGCTAGGAAACTTGGGTGATGATAGAAAAGAAAAATTCAAACTGGATAGTAACTACTCGTTATTTGATCCAGCAATTAACGCAGAGATAACGTATTATATGACCAATGGCGGTCAAGATTGGTCGTCATGGAAAGGCTTAACCCCTAGAACAAAAGAGTGGCTAAGCAAATTTCCATCTAAAAGTTAGAAAGGAGTTATCATTAAGATACAATTAGTATCTCAATATTTAACTCTTTCGAGAGAAGGTCTTGTTCCAGAAATGGCTTGCCCATTAGATCAAGGCCTTCTCTTTTCTAATATTGACAACGAAGATAAAATTTTTATTTATTGTATTTCTTGTGAATACAAAATGCATATAGGATTATCCCTCTATAGCAAAATGATGAAAGAAATAGAAAATGTCCATGGAAAGCAAATTTGATAAAGATTTAGTTTTAGACATGTCCTCAAGCATACCTTGTGCACATATACCAAGAGCATTCCTTGCTGAAAAGGCACTAACAACAATTCAATCATATTTAGAGCTTGCTAAAGTTAAAGGCTTAAATACAATTGATGAGGTCCTAGAAGACATGAAGGCAAAAAATGCCTGAAAGCAATTCTAGCAATTTAGAGGATAATTTGCCTATGGTAAATTATATAATGCTTCATAGAATATATGACGTATTATGCCTAATTGCTAAGCAGCTAGGGGATGTTAAAGAAATAGAAAAAATGGTAGAATATCATAAAGAAGGATTTTTGCTGGGACCTGCCCCTGCATTTATTTCTGAGGAGAAAGATGAATAGAGAAGAAGTAATAGACCTCATGGTTGAGGTTTTTAGTGAAATCAATAAGAGCATGGCTCTAGCAAGCGGTATGGAAGAAACCGAAGTAAATAATTTCATGGAGCAAAGTACTCCGTCTATCCATCACGCTTTAAGCGCTGTTTACGACGTACTTGCTGAAAAAGAACTTGTAAAATAGTATTGCTTTCTAAAAAATCATGCAATACAATATAGTTGTGTAATATAAATTACACTATGCGGATATAACGCAACAAATACCCTAAAGGATCCGCCTCCTTTAGGGTTTTTTGTTTAAGGGGTAAAATGGACTCGTATTTAAGCAGATGGACAGAAGATTCTGACTTTGTAAAACTTCATAATGATTTTAATTTAATATGCAATATAAACAATGAAATGGATAACGCTTTGTATGGAAGAATTTATATTCTTAGACAACTTGCAAAGCAACAGTCTATTATAAACCCTTATCTTGATTTTGCTGAGTGCGGTGTTTATGCTGGAATGACAATGTTCTTTACAGCAGAGTTTTGTGACAAAAAGTTTACTGGAATAGACTCATGGGAAGGAGTCTCCGAGCCAGGAGAATTTGATACAGACTACTTTAAAACAGTAAAGCTAAAATCTGAAATGGCTTGGGCAAAAAACAACTTGTCAAGATACGATAATGTTGTTTTAAAAAAGGGGTGGATCCCAGAAGTATTTTCTGAGATAGAAGAATCCACATACTCTTTTGTTCACATAGATGTCGATTTATACGAGCCAACAAAAGATGCAATTAAGTACTTTTGGCCTAAAATTGTTAAAGGTGGTGTATTAATATGTGACGACTATGGATCACTAAAAACAATTGGTTCTAGAAAAGCTGTAGACGATGCATTTGAAAAGCACAACATCCTTGAGATTCCTACTGGACAAGCTATTATATGGAAGAAATGATATAATTAAATTATGACTACATGGCTAAAAAAAGAATTTGAAGAAAGCGGCTTTACCGTAGAATGCCCTATAGATGGACTACTTGTTGTTAAAAATTTTATAACACAGGAGGACATACAAGAGTATTATGAAATTATAAACAGGACCACTGAAGAAGAGTGGGATAAATGGTATACCGATCAGCTAAAAGTTTTCACAAAGTCAAAATTTGGTAGAGAAGATGTTGAAAATTTAGTTAAAGAAGGTTTGTATGAAGTTACTTCCAATTGGAATGATAAAAACTTATCTTTTATTGATTCTCCTATACATAGAAGAGTGGATAAAAGATTTAACGATGTACTTGAAAAATCCAAAGAAGATTTAGTACTAAGTGGTTTTTATTTTATACAGAGAATGTACAATGGAGTTCAGCTAGTATCTCATCATGATCAAAACACAGATGAATCAATTAAGCATGCCGCAGTAATCTACATAAATGATGACTACAACGATGGAGAAATATTCTGGGCTAAAAAAGATTTTCAAATGAAGCCAGAAGCTGGAGACCTATTAATATTTGGTGGAGATCCAGAATGGGAGCATGGTGTTAGGTTTGTAACAGAAGGACCAACACGATATGTTCTTCCAGGATTTATAAAAATCCCTAACTTTTACAACAACTAACTTTATTAAGTTAAGCTAAAGCAAAGCAGAAGTAGATCTTCATCTCCAGAACGAGATATAGTCTCATTGTATGGATCTGGTACTACAAAATAACCGTTGTTCTTTTCAAATGTGTTTGCGGGGAAAATGCTAGTTTTTAAACTACCATCTAGTACCATTGCAAAGTATGTAGTAGGTGATGCATCTTCTGAGCCATCAGATAAGCAAATATCATTTAAGTAGTCTGATGTTTCTGATGCTGAAATTAGAGTAGTGTAATATTTTGTAATAAATATTTTGTTTTCTCTACCATCTGCTTCTCTAATCTTTTCTCTAATGTCTTGAAATATTGTTCTTACTGGTATTCGTGCATGAGAGTAAAATGTCTTTGTTATGTTTCCGTCAACTACGACCTCTTTTTCTTCTTCTAATGCTGAGTTTAGCCACTCTTTAATAGTAGCGTTTTCTTCTTCAGTAATAGTTAAAAAGCGTGGCTTAGTAACAGTGACAGTGACTTCTGGCTCGTCTCCAGCGTGAGTTACATCATCTAATATTCCCATTATTCTACTTCCTTCCATTTATTAAAAGATTCTATTTCTTCTTCTGTTCCAAAATTTAAAACAAGGTACTCTTCTCGTTCTGATGATTCTAGCGGGCTTTCTTGTTGCCATTTAATAGTTAAATTGCCATCTTTAATAGCAGCTTTAACATCATCTTCTGAAAGATCTGCATTATTTTTCTTGAACTCATCTATTAGGAAAACGTCAAACTTATTCCATATTGCAATAAGTGCTTTCTCATCAATTGTATTTAAAAAACCCATTTAGATATCTCCTTTAATTTGTTAAGAGTAAGTATATTATACCCTAATTGTTACATGAACACGAAGCTAAAAAGTGCGGCGAAAAGTGAGCCGCGAAATTAGAGACCATTACTTTCATCTTCGATGATTTGGTTCATGATAGCTTTGTACGCCTCTAATTGAGCCCCTGTAGGCCTTTTTAGGTCATATTCTGGGACACCAGCATATACAATATAAAGGAGGGCGGAAAGGGGAACATCATAAGCTTTCATATATGTATTATACTCCATAATCATTAAACAAAGTAGGCCCATTGGGATTTGAACCCAAAGTCGATTGCATATAAGACAATTGCTTTAACCAGATTAAGCTATAGGCCCTTATATTAGCCTATTATCTGTATGAGTATACCAAGGATAAAAGTAATGACAGTTATTATGGCTATTTGGCAAAGAAGTTTCACTGTTCTACCCCCGTTTTTTGTCTAAAATTTTTCTTGATCCAATGTAGTTTTTTATATCCACCAGAAGGATATGATGCTATAGGATTTGTTATTTTACCTTGAGCATCTTTGTCGTACTCATTCAGCGAAGATTCCCAGGAATCTCTTTTGAATGGAATTATCTGATACATTGGTGTTCCTATAGGTATTATCCCAGAAAAATCTTTTTTTATCAATAGTGGTAAATTTGATCCTGGCATCGCTTGTAAGTACGTATCATGCTCTACTACTCCACTTAAAGTATAGAATGGCAAATCAACTCTATTAATAGGATGAGTAATTAATGCAGAGTATCCTTTAGGTAATTCTGGATTCCATCCTGGATGCCACACAAATTCCATATCTGTATAGTCATTTGGTATTGAAAAACTATTCTCGACTTTTCCTCTTATTTCACACATGGTATTTTTAGATACTAGTTGACCAGAATTTATTTTAATCTCTTCCCATGTTTCTTGTATATAGCCAAATCCAAAAGAGTCTGCAAATGGAGGACACATTTTAATTGTTTTTTCTGATTGCCTGCCGTCTCTAAATGCTGGTATATTTTTGTACCAATCTGGAGTATATGTTCTTGCAGGTTTTGGACATGGAATGTTCTTTTCTGCAAATTTGCTCACAGGGTTGAACTTTATAATATTACCCATGAAATAGGTCGCTATGCAAAATGTCTGCTTTCTTTTATCAGTTTTGGCATTTGTTCTTTACTTTCTTTTATGATTTATCTGGGGATATTAGATTTTAGGAAAGCCCCCCTACCCCCCAAATTTTAACTTTTTGGAAAGATAGAGAAGCGTTCCTGAAATACCCACAGATTACATCTGGTACATATTGAGTTTCAGGGTAAGCCCCCACAAAGCAAACTAAGTGTAGCATTTTGATTTTACCAAAGTCAATAGCTTATATAAAATCTATACTGATCAAGGAGTATCCTATCATAACCCCGCCATATATTCCAGTCGACTAGGATTTCAGATTTATAAAAATGTTAATATATTTTTTACATGTATGATACACACCATGGACAAAACGGACATTTTGGATAGTGCGCCCATAATTCTTTTGGTCTTGAGCGTGAGTGTGAGCCTTATCACAAAGGTTTTTTTGCGACACGCCCGAGATTTGCCTAAATTTGTCAGTCCCCCATGCTATGCTTAAGGTATAACAAAAAGAAAGGAAGTTAAACAATGACTTCACTAACACTAGAGCAAAAAATTGCTAAGGCTGCTCACCTTATCGCTGAAGGAAAGGTCGTATCTTTCCGAGGTGCCTCATTTGATACATACATGAAGGTTGAGCGCCTTGCTAATCGTATCAAGCAAGAGCAAGAGTTTCCTCAATGCCCTTGCGGAGAGTGTGAGTAAGGTCACACCGACACACCCCTCCAACCTCCCCAATTTGTCAGACCCCCATGCTACACTTACAACATAACAACAACGAAAGGTCAGAATAAATGACACTAGATGAATACAAACAAATGGTAGAGGCGCAACGCCTTGCCTCCCTATCAATCGCCCTAGAGGCACTCCGTAAGTCAGAGTCTATTGCTAAGGAGATGAATAAATAATGTCATACGCATACTCATACGAAACTAACAGCGTGTCTAAGTGGGACACTATCCAATCAGATGTCGCAGACGCATACGCACACCTTGATGAGGTAGATGAGGAACAACCTCCACTAGATGACTTCAATGATGAAGATACAGATGAACTAGCAAAACTATACGAACTAACTTGGGAGAACTAATAATGACAATCACATACACAATCTGGGACGGGGTTAATTTCCTCGGATTTCAAACCGCTAATAGCGTAGATGAGATGACTAATACAGTTAAAGATTTACAAAAGATTTCTAAAAATGTAGTAGCACACTTGCGAAAGGTAGAAACTAACTAATGACTATCGAACTAAATGAATACGGCTTAATGCTTGACTTAGGGGACTTCCTCTATCTATCCCTATCATGGGCTTTCCTTATTTTGTCCGCCCTTGTTTTTATCGGTTATAAGGTTTATAAGAGAATACAGGCTCATAGATGGGCATCTCTAATTAACAATGAACTAGATAAATTACCTAATGATGAGTGGGGTGTCTAATGAATAGACTACTAACTACACTAGTGCAGTTATCTATTACTATCCCCGCCCTTATTATGGGGCGCATAGTAGTGCGTGAGTGGATAGATGAATGGCAACACATAAAGTCGGAAAGATCACACTAGCCTAACGGCGTGTCGGCTTGACAATGTCAAGCTGGCCCGCAAAAGAGCGGGGTTATCCACAGGGTTACGGGCATCTGTGGAAAACCCCAGAATTTATGTGAGATTTATCACATAGGCTGAGCGTCTCACATCTTGGAATTACTGGCTAGTAGGTAGATAAATGTCAGACCCCCGTGGTAAAATACTACCATAACGAAAAAGAAAGGTGGTCTCAAATGACTACACTAACAAATACACATACACACACTCCACACATGGAGAGCGTATCTACTACCTATGGCATGGGCGTAGATGTCGAATACACTTTCTGCGAAACATGCGAGCAGAACATAGATAGAGTTTATTTCTATGATGACTATGACCGCTTACCATTTTACACCGATTGGAGTTTAACTAAATGAGTATTTTAATTTCATCAGAGGTTTTAGAGAATAGAGAGTTATCTAACTCTAATCCATACATGTATCAAAAGGCAAAAACTTATTTGCTATCATGCACAATTTGTGCGAATAACTATTTAGAGATTTTTGCAAAAGATGCAGACTTTACTAAATTCACATGTGAGGAGTGTTGGTAATCATGCCAGTTTATGAATTTAATGCTTTTATAAATGTAGAGGCTGAGTCTTATGATGAGGCTATTGATACATTTCAATTTCAATTAAAATACGGAATAGATAAAAATAATGTTTATGTTGCCGACATAAGAGATTTGGAGTTAAGCGAATGAAAACACAATTCGAAAAAGATTTAGAAATTAAGGAAAGCTTTATTGATTTACTAAATGATGTTTATCCTACTGTAAAAATTGGCTATTCAACTTTTACACCCGCCGAAATTTTGGAATGTTGCGACCCTGTTGCTTTTGCGATTGGATTAGTTGAACATGAAGATTACCTAGCAGAAATGGAAAATGAATAATGGATTTTTTTGGATTTGAAAAAGCAATTGAAATTGATCATCTTACCGATGAGCAAATCTTAAAGCTTGAAGAAATTTTTAAGGATTTCGAATAAGCAAAGGCGTGTCGGCTTGACAAAAGCTGATGCGCCCGCAAAAGAGCGGGGTTATCCACAGGGTTACGGGGGTTATCCACAACCCCTGGAATTTTCCGACACGCCCGAGATTTTGTGATTTTTATCACACGGCTTGAGCGTCTCAAAATGTGGAATTACTGGCTAGTAATTATCTTTTGTCAGTGCCATAGGCTATAATTGCTACTATCAACAAACGAAAGGCGGACTCAAATGTCAGCAAATGTCTATACAATCGAAAGCCTACTTGTAGGAAAAATGTATCGCTCAAATTCTCTTACTGGAGAAATTATCTCAGCAGAAAAAAATGATAGTGTCTGGTATGCAAATGCAGATACTTACAAAGTGCAGGTACGCCCAATTTATTCTGCACCGCTAAATCTAAAAGATACTTACCGCTATTTAGCCGTAAAAACTTCCGATTAAATAAAATCGAAACAGGGGCAGTTTAGAGAGTGTTCTCGCCCAATGTCGTAAGTAAGAACCCTCACAAAATTTGTCAGTGCTAACTGATACAATAACTAAATAAACAAACGAAAGGAAAACTATGTTAAACATAATCGACAAAACCGATTTCTATGAAATCGCAGACGAGCAACATTTTTGTTGTGATGAAAGTCAATTTAAGTATTACTGTATCGAACACCTAGAATTTATGGGTTGCTACTTTTGCGGATTTGACTATGACAAAGATTGCGAGGAACAACACTAATGATTAACTCAGTATTAACAATAGATTGCCAAGATTGCCACGGACACGGAGTAATCTTTTTTGGTAATGATAATGATTTTGATTGCGAACCTTGCGATTGCGTAGATGACGGCTCACTATTTTGGAACGGAGAAAATGACTAATGTATAAATTAACTTGTGCTTATGACGGACACGCTCCTCATTGGTCAGCAGAATACGAAAGCGAATTTGGTGCGTGGGAAAACTTTTTCTTATTCACCGATTGGGGTTTTGCTAACGAATACTCAACTGTAAATATTTACACGCCAACAGGCAAATGCTATACAAAAGTTTTCTATCGTAGTGGAATGGTGGCAGTAAAATGATGACACGAAAAGATTATGTCGCGGTTGCAGAAATTCTAAAGTTCGCAAGCGATAAAGCGCACCCAGCGTTATTTTCTAAAATGGTTAATGACTTTGCGGAAATGTTCGCAAAAGATAATGACCGATTTGATGTAAAACGATTTCACGAAGCGAGTGGGTATCATGTCCCAAAATTCACTTCGAGATAAAGTAAAGCGAATTCAGGAATTGCGTCGCAGTAATGCGGCGCAACCTGTTCGCAATAAGAAAAAATATTTTCGAAAGATCAAACATAAAAATAAATATGCAGAGTAATGCATAGCTATGCAGGCCCGCAATACTGCGGGGTTATCCACAGGTTTACGGGGTTATCCACAACCCCCTGGAATTTGTGAGATTAATCACAAAATAAATAAGATAAAGCTTGGGCGTGTTGCACAATTTGTCAGTGCCCTAGTGTATAATACTCTTATACCAACAACGAAAGGCAATAAAAATGATAGTAGAACACAATCTAAAGTTTGTAACAGAGTTTGCAGACAATCATCCAGTAACTCAACAGGTTATGGCACTTGATGAGGATACTCGTATCTTTATGCTAGAGTCTATGCTAAAAGACTTAGTAGCACCACGCCTACAACCAATTCTTGATGAAATAAATGCTAATGGCTCTTACGCAATACTAAAGGTGGCAGAATAATGGGATACAATACAGCATTAGATTTATCTGAAGAATTAGATTTGGAAGTAGCATTAGGCTATCACTTACAGGGTAATCATTACCCACCCGTTCCACTTTCTATGGTGCCAGTATGTATCGAAGCAATAGATTTTGCTCATGATGACATGTGGGATGAAACTATCGAAATGCCTGATGGGATTACTTACAAGGGTGAGACATGTGCGCCAGTGTGGGCGATCATCGAGGCTCACCACTTACACGCTTGGCTACCTGAGTGACTAAGGTCACACAATAACTTTCTCAAATACTGAGACAGGGCTAGACTAATGTCAGACCCCAATGCTATACTACAACCCTAACAAAGAAAAGAGGCAATAAATGACAATCAACGACAAGTTGTATCAGGTAGGCGATTTATTCACTACCCTTAAGTCAAAGAAAACAGGTGTGATTAAAGAAATCCACCCACAAACATCTGGCTCGGTGCGTGTGCTATTGGAAATGCCCAACAAGGAAACTCGTTGGACTTCCGTATCCGCTCAAACACTACTAGGCGTTTAATTTAATGGGAGGGGGGTCGCAGAAATGTCAGACCCCCCTGCTATAATTACTTCATCAACCCAACCCACAACGAAAGAAGGAAACAAATGGCACGACAGAAAGCAATTAGCGTAAAGATAGCAACACCAAAGGTAATCAAGGCACTAGAAACTCGCTTGACAAAGTTAAATGCCGATTACGCATCACAAGAAGCCAACGAAGCAAAGCACGAAAAGGCTTTAGAAAAGTGGCGCAAGGAAGTAGCAAAGTTTGCTTTTGCTAATTTCGCTAAGGCAGAAAACCTACGCACAAACTATCGCTCATGGAACAAGACACTTAATGTTGATTTTGATTTAACAGTTAATGAGTCAGACTTTCCTAAAGAGCCTGAGAAGGACTACGAAGTTCTCCATCGCCACTCATACAATGAGATGAAAGAGGAGTTGGAAAACGCAATTCGTATTCTAAAGATGACAGATGAGGAAACAGTAAGCACAAGCACTTACAATGCTATTGCTCGTTATCTGTAAATAAAATCGTTCTCGCATAACGATAAATTGCGAACGACCTGAGTAAGTCGCCAAACTGCTCTCCTTTCGGGGACAACTACTAACAAAGGTAATAAAATGAAAAATAGATTTCGTGTAGAAATTTATGATGAAAACAAGTTAAATGATTTAACAATCTATTCAGAACAGGGTGTTGATAAAGAATACTTAACTGAGTTAGTATTTTCTAATCGGCGTAACTTCTTTGGTAATGTTCGTGCTTATGTCTATGATACATTGAAGAAGACTAAGACTACTGCTCTTTACCTCCCGTCCGAAGTTGTTAACTTCAATCGCAAAAACCAATTAACTAGGGATGAGTTAGGTCTATAAAGATCTAACACCAGTTGCATATGCAGCTGGCCCGCAAAGCTAAGGGGTTATCCACAGGCTTACGACCACTTGTGGATAACCCTGGAATTTTGTGAGATTAATCACATGGATCAATTCGGACATATTGTAACTAATCATAGACAATGTCAGTGGCATCTGTTATACTTACAACTAATCAAACAAACGAAAGGTAAAAAATGGCTCATAATCTAGAAATGGAAAATGGCGAAGTTGCATTCGCACTTCGTGGCGCACCTGCATGGCACAACCTTGCAAATCGCATCTTTACACAAGATGAAGATGTTACAACTCAAATGATGTTAGATGAGGCAAAACTTTCCAACTGGAATGTTCGCTTGTCTCCACTAACTGACCATATCTCAGATACATGGAATGATGTATCTAATGCTCAATTAGTTATTCGTGACAACCCATTCAACAATGGCACTGATGTACTGGCAACTGTTGGAAAGCGTTACAAGCCTGTACAGAATGAGGAACTATTCGCATTCGCTGATGCAATTCATGATGCTAATGCTGATTGCCGTTGGGAATCTGCTGGCTCACTTCGTAGCGGTAAGGTTGTATTCGGTACAGTGGATATTCCTCGCACAATGGTGCTTGACCCACAAGGCGCAAATGATGCAACTAAGTTGTATCTAATTGTTTGGACATCTCATGACGGGTCAGTTGCTGTTCAGGCTGCTGTTACTCCTGTTCGTGTTGTATGCCAAAACACTCTTAACCTTGCAATGAAGAATGCTAAGCAATCTTTCAAGATTCGCCACACGCAATCTGTTGAAGGTCGCATCCAAGTTGCTCGTGAAACTCTTGGGCTTGCTCTTGGGTACTTTGATGAATTCGAGAAAGAGGCTCAGGCTCTTTATTCTCAATCAATCACTGATGCTGAATTCTCAAAGTTAATTCAGACAATTTATCCTAAGCCTGATAAGGATGCTGCTAAAGTTGCATTGACTAAGTGGGAAAACAAAGTCGTGCTCCTTGATGAGTTGTACCATAACTCACCAACCAATGCTAATATCAAGGGAACAAAGTGGGGCGCATTCAATGCACTTACTGAACGCCTTGATTACTATCGTTCAGGTCGTGGAAATTCTGAAACACTTATGGCGGGTGCATCAGGCTTCGACCCAATTCTAACCGCAGAAAAAAATAAAATTAAAAAATTAATTTCTGCGTTCTAAATAAATAAATTCCTGAGCATGAATAAAAACTGCTCACAATTTTTTCCAGGTCCATTAGCTCAGTTGGTTAGAGCGCTACCCTGTCACGGTAGAGGTCGACGGTTCAAGTCCGTTATGGATCGCCAAGCGCCCTCAAATCTAAGGGGGCAAAAAGTGTGTTACGACTCACATAAAAATCCCCTGGAAATCCTTGATAATGTCAGTCGGATCCTGTATAATTCTACTCATGACCAACGAACTAGTATCAAGTAAGTATACATTTGTCTGTGACCCAGATGAATGCGATTCATTAATAGAACTAACATCATCTGATGGATTTGGCTTTCCTTCAGGTGTGACAACGCTCACATGCCCATGCGGACGCAAGACCACATTATTGTCAGTGGAGCATGCTACAATTACACCAACAACAACGAAAGAGGATAAAATGGAAACAACAACAGACAATCACTACTTGACACGGGAATTTCTTGAGTCACAGTTGGTTGATAACAAGGCCCGCATTACACAGTTAGAAGAGCACATCCAGCGTATAACTCAGCGTGATTATGCAACTGCAGGAACTCTAAGCAAATTGCGTGATGACATGAAGGTATTCACACTCGAAGGCCTTGATGACGAATCTCTTACAGAATTTCAAGCAGAAGAAATTGCTGGCATCTGTGGATTTGAACTAACAAATGAGTTTGAACTAGAAG